TTCAACTGACTAGATATTGTTTTTCATACTCTATCAACTCATCTGGCAATAAATCCAAAAATGGATTTTTGACTAATCCCTTTTTAGGGTGGAACAATGTTATATTACAATGTTCATATTTTAGATGAGTTGCAACTTTGATTTCTAACTTGCCGTTTTTATTAGATGTTAGATTACTAAGTTCAGTATTCTCCTTTGATGTGACAACAATAGTTTGACAACATAAGAAAAATAAATTTTTAAATTTTTCAAAATCTGTTAACCAAACGTCAGGATTGTCATAAATCATTCGAGCAACGAACTGAGGCGATAAACAATGATCATTGCAAGTTTTCTTTTTCTCTCTTTTTGCATCAAGAGCATTAGAACTTATATAACCAGTTTTATGCGGATTACCACTAGAAAATACTTGATCATACAATAACCTCGTCATTGATATTCTCGTATCACTATCAGCATTTTCCCATAGTGGTGCTGCACCTCTCATGGCATGAAAGGCAACATTTGCGAAAGATATCCACCTCATAATGTGACTACCTCATTTGAGTCACATTCATCTTGAGTCTGTGGTAAATGTTTCCATGTCACATCAGTATCAAGATTAAAGACTCCTTCATCAGCCGCCTTAACAACCTTACGATAGAACTCTAATTTGTTCTTTAACAAATGTTCCTTACGTTTTCTGAAGTTATTGAGTCTCTCCTCACTTCCCTTATGATTTTTATATGAAGCATATATGTTAAGATTCTTGCAATCTTCAGTAATCAAATAACCAAACGCCTCATCAGATAGTCTATTGTCATAGTCACTATCATCTAGTCCACCTTGACCAGAACCACCTTTAAAGGTTTTACAAATGTCAATTCTTTGATCAGTTCCTTGAACTTTATGATCAACTTTTGAAGAAAATTGAATTGTAGAATCTTCATTATCTAATATCCATTGTCTTCTAGCCGAATCTTTATAAGTTTTGATAGGAACTATGTCAGAATTTGCTGTGCGAACTTCTTCTCGCCAATGTTCGTATTCGCCTTTAGGTAGTTTTAAGTCTTTTAAAACTATGTTGATTTGATCATCATCATTTATATTAAACTTACCAACATCAAGAGCACGTTGAAGAGCCATCAAAATTTGTTTGTCAGTTCTCGCAGCCTTAATGTATTCTAAATCATCTATATTTTCATTAGATTGATTTATAATCTTCCAATATTCATCTTTATAAGATACTATTGCGAATATTAACTTTATACGTTTAGCAAGTGAAGCGCCAGTAATTCTGTGTTCTCCACTTTGCAAGTTAAAAATTTGTGTTAAGAGATCAAGATCATCTACTGACCAATCACTCATATCAAATTCTCTGTCTGGAACTGTTAGTCTTGGTACTTCAAAAGCGTATGACCAATTTCCAGTCTCTGCTGCTACCTTAAACTTGGTAACTTTAGCATCATCGAGTTCATCTCTTACGAGGTTAAGTATTTTACCACCTCCAAATCCATTGATATTATCAAAGTGGACTTCGAGAAACCCATGAAACTTTTCGCCTTCATTCATTGGAGGCGAACATAACTTGATCTTATCCTCAATAGGAAGATCAAGAGGATTCTTTTTAATCATCTTGTGTTTTCTAATTGTTGCTTAGATTGTTAGCATTGCAAATTGACCCAAAGGTTCTTTTGCTGTGATAATTTTTGTTTTCGGGTATTATCGAACCCGATATCAAAATTCTAATTCAGTTATTTTTATTTGGCAAGCGTCTTAGTAAATTCTTTGTATAATTCATCTTCTGCTTTTCTTGCCTCGATCTCGTGTGGTTGATCATCATAGTCATAGTTTTCTACTGGTTCATTCTTGTAGTACATCTTTGACCATTTTGTTTTGAGAGTTCCATCAATGAATTGCTTCATGTGAAACATCTCATGTAATAAAGTCTTTATGTAAGTTTCTTTATCAAGGTGTGTATCAATCTCGATCTCGAAAGTACGAGGGCGAAACCAACCACCTGTGGTATCACAATACCCAAGGCAGTCTTCTCTCTTCATTCCACGATGAATGATATCAAGAGTGATCTTATGTCTTGGAAAATACTTGTTTATAAACCAAGAGGCAACACTCTTGCATAACCTCGTAGAATAGCCGTATCCAGAATGATAGATGTAAGACATACTCCCCAATGTAGAAACCAAATAAAAGAACTTACGAATAAAAGTTTTTCTTTTGAGTTCATAAAAAAACGAAACTAAGTATATTGTAACACTTAGTCTCGTAGGTGGTCAAGTTCGGGTGGTCAGTTTATAAACTGTCTAGTCTGCGGCTTCTGCCGTGTTTCCTTCAGCTACCCAAACGAGGTAGTCTTGGTAGTCTCTGTTTGCTTCGTCAATTGGAATAGCTGTTTTTTCTACACCATCAACTTTTAAAAGAATGTCTTTATGAGTAACACCACCATAAGTGTTGTTTCTGTGTTTGTAAGAAATAGTCATAGTTAAAGCTCCGAATCAAAGGCAAGACCCTCACCATCATTGCCATTTGTTTGTACAGTCAGGACGCAATCATCATTTACTCCTGAATGACCAGTTTGATTAATTCTTATCCCTTTTTGGTTTGCTCTGAATGATGGAATAGTCGGTTGGGTTGTGCTATCTGAATATGAATCAATACCATATTGACGTAACCCTGCTGTCAAAGTAACAGACGGTGAAGCTCTAAGTGGTACTTGGGTTTCAATAAATCCAACAAAACCATCACTATTGTTTCCTCTCCCATTTGAAAAGTGTTGTGCATTAGTAAAATAGTAATATCGACAACAACTCAAAAATTCATCTGCATAACTGCGGTGTTCAAAAGCGGTGGCTTGAGATCCAACTTCTAATTGAAGGCCTGTGATTTCTAAGGTTGCATCATTTGTTGTGTACCATGTTGAAGTATTATCTTTCATTCTTGTTCCACTAGCATAAGCAGCCCAAGCATCTTCTGTAACAGAACTATCTGTGAAGGTTGTTCCAAAAAAGGCAGCAATATTAATTTCAAGACCCTTATTAGCATCATTATTAAAAGTTAAATTAGAATTTCCAGCGATTGTTTTTGTAACCTTTGTCCAAGTATCAGCAGTTAAGCTACCAGTTTCAAAAGCATATGCTTGTTCTGTGCCATCTTTAGTTCTAAGATAACCTTTAAAAGTTTGTGCAACACTTGATTTAATCCAAAAAGAAAAAGTTATATAACTTGAACTAGAAAGATAATTCCAACCACTACTTGCCATATCTTGTGCTTCAATACCATGCTGAATATAAATGTAATCACTTGCTCCTGCACCACTTGTTTGATTTCCATTTGTAATTTTAAACGCTTTTCTAAAACCCAACGTATAGGGTGTTGTGCCAGACGCTACATCAACTTGTTCTCGTGTCGGTGCTTCATCTAGACCACTATTTACTGTGGTGAATCTATCAACAGTTTGATAACCAGCAGAAGTAGATGACGTACCACGTTGAGCCACGTTCATAGCTCCATTAATTATAATATTTCTTCGACCACCTATCGCACCACCATTAATATTAGCACAAGTAATTCCAATACCTGATGCTTCAATACCTGATTCTGATATTGTAACTCCACCACCAACTTGAATACTCGTGGTAATACCAGTTGTAATTCTTGCAGTTGATATTGTGGTGACACCAGCTAAAACCGCACCACCATTCGGGTCGAGGGTAATCGCATCTGCTGACCCTGCCGTATCTCGTAGTTTGTTGACCTTAAGTGTGCTCATTGATATACTTTTTAGTTATTTAGTCGGCGGCTTCTGCCGTGTTTCCCTCTGCTACCCACGCAAGGTACTCTTGGTAGTGTCTGTTATCTTCATCTTTTGGAATTGATAATTTTACAACACCATCTTCTTTATATAAAATATCTTGTATTGTAGTTGCTACAGTTGTGCCATCCATCTCATATACTGGATTATTTCTGAGTTTATAAGAAATTGTCATGGTTAAAGCTCCGCATCCATTGTAAGGTTAGACCCACTATCACATGCAATAACAGCGGGTCGAGCATTAGTCATTTGACCTGCAAGACCACCAAACTGCATATTTAATTGATTGTCAGTTGCGTTAAAAGATTGAACAGTAGGACTACCACTTGAAACTGATTTACTACCACTAACACCCCAAGCAGAATAATTGATTGAAGCAATGGTAGGTGATGCTCTTAAAGGCACAGCCAATTGTGTTGCAACTAAAGCAGTATCAGTTCCGCTTGCTCTACCTGATCCGAACATAACTAAATCACTATTACCCTTAATTACTTGATAATATCGCTTACAAAGTAAAGACTCTTCAGCAAAGCTGCGGTGTTCAAAAGCGGTGGCTTGTGACCCAACCTCTAGCTGAACGCCTGTGATTTCAAATGTTGCATCATTTGTTGTCCACCATGTTGTAGCTGATACTGGAGTTCTTGTTCCAGAGGCATATGCAGCCCAAGCATTTTCTGTTACACCAGCATCTGTGTAAGTAGTTCCTATATAAGGCCAAAGGTATAATTGTAATCCAGTATTAGTATCATTATCAAACTGTAAATTAGAATTACCCGAAATCGTTTTGGTAATCTTTGTCCAAGTATTAGCACTTAGTGTACCAGTTGAATATGGATATATCTGAGATGTTCCATCAACTGTTCGTATATATCCTTTAAAATCTTGAGAAACACTAGATTTTACCCAGAAAGATAATGTTATGTTGCTTGAACTAGATGTATAATTCCAACCACTATTTGCAATATCTTGTGCCTCTATCATATATTCAAAATAAAGAAGGTCACTAGCATCAGCACCACTTGTTTGATTTCCATTAGTAACTTTGTATGCTTTTCTAAATCCTTTTGTATATGGTGTAGTCCCACTTGCAACATCAACTTGTTCCTGTGTAGGTGCTTCATCTTGTCCACTCCATGAATAAGCAAATCTATCAACAGTCTTAATACCAGCGGATGTAGATGACGTACCACGTTGAGCCACGTTCATAGCTCCATTAATTATAATATTTCTTCGACCACCTATTTGTGTTCCGTTAATGTTAGCACAAGTAATTCCAATACCAGAAGCTTCTATACCTGATTCAGATATTGTAACTGCAGCACCGACCTTTGCAGTCGTGATTGTTGCAGTTGTTGTGACTACAGAAGTAACACCGACAGCACCAGCAGCATCCTTACTGATAATAGTTCCATCATTCGGCAATGTCAAAGTATTATTACCAGACGCCGCAACAGGAGCTATCTCAGTATAGCCTGAACTCGAACCATGTAATCGTATCTTACTCATGTTAGTTTATCTCCTTCATTTATTTATGATGGTTCAGTTGGCCAAGTCACAGATGTTAAATCTAAATCGCCATTCGAGTTAAGACTTGGTGATGCTGATGCAGGCAAATCTCTCAGTGATTGTCTGTATGTTTTCCAAGCAGCAGGGATGTTCGTTCCTAATTCTTTGTGCATCGTGATAATCCAGTCACAAGCGGTTAATCTTCTATCTCTTTCAAGTCTTAATAATCTCATTGGTTCTGCATTATTTAATCTTGTAACCTCTGCATCTATTTCAGATTCAGTTGGTTTTGTAGAACTATCAATCCAATTTAGGCCAGAATAATCTGTGCCAGTCCAAGTCCATACTGTATTTGGTTTTAACGTTAAAAGTGCTTTTGATTTTGTGTAAATCATGATGCTATTTCAAAAATTGTTATTGAACTTTGGTCACTATCAGTTCCACCGCCCTCATTGCCTGGATTAATTGATACAAGATTTCCTGATATCATCTTACATTGACATTTAAAGGTAATTTGACTTGTAGTTCCAGCAGTTACTTGTGCATCAATTATTCCAGTGGTGCAATTTCTCATACCGCTCTGACCATAATCTTTTGATCTTAATTCAATTGCTGCAATTTCTGTAGAATCTTGTAGTATGTTGAGACCAATAGACCCTTCATAACCACTGGTTTTGATAACTAAATTTTGTATATGTGCAACTATGTGTAATGTATTAGATGACGATAATGGCGTATGATTTACTGTTAAATTACTAATATCAAAATACGAAGTGCTTGTTCCATCGGTAAAACTTGCAGTGCTTACATACGATGTTTTAACAATTTTACCAAAGTTACCAGTTCTTTCAAAACCAGCAGTCGCAACTCCAACTAATTGTGCAGCATTAATGGAAGTTAAAGCAGAACCATCAATAGTCGGCATTGTTCCATGTAATCCAGCAGCCGCCACACTCGTACCAGCACCGATACTACCAAAAGTTCCAACACCAGCAGTTACACTGACACCAGAATTATCGACTGTAAAACCAGCTCCGACTACTCCATTTGTTCCAGATAATGTTAATGCCATACTTGTATCTGATTACTCCTATATTTATACGATGGTGAGTTCGCTACCAGATGGTATCGTGATTGTTTTACCTGATGCAACTGCAATCGGCCCCGCCACCATGGCGTTCTTACCAGCACTAATCGAGTAGCTCTGAGTGACCGTTTGGTCATTCTCATAGAACACCTTATCAGTTCCAGCTCCAACAGCCCCACCGCCACCACCAGCGATAGAGATATCGACTGTAGATGTGGCTTGATTATATAGAACTGTGTTACCAGTTCCAATAAAGTTAAGTGCAGTAATAATACCAGTTGCCTGACTAATACCAGCAGACATGATACCAATCGCATCAACACCACCTGATGCAGTGATGATACCAGTTGTGAATATATTATCCTGACTGAGTGT